CGCCTGCGATCGAATCTAATTGTAATGCTCCAACGTTTGTGAAGTTTGAATCACTGAGATCCAACGTTCCTGTCACATCCAAGTTACCGTCAACGGTTAAGTTACCTTCTGCTGTTACGTTTGCACCACTGAATGTTAATGCGGTTGTTGCACTATTTTTAATTGTTAAATTGCCACCGTTGTTTGTAAATGTAGCAAAAAGTGTACCTGAATCTTTTAATTTTACATCTCCGCCACCAGCGTCCAACACGATATCTGCTGAAGCGTTTGCCGTAAATGTGGTTGCATTTATTGTGTTAATGGTAGGACCTGATAAAGTCTTGTTGGTCAACGTCTGTGATCCTGCCAGCGTCGCCACCGTTGCGTCTATGTTCACGGTCACTGCCTGTCCTGTGGCAGTTGTTCCAATTCCTGTTCCGCCTGTTACTGTCAAACTCTGTGAGTCTAGATCTACCTCGGCTGTTCCTGAGTCTGATGCCACATCAAGATCCTGTGCCGTCACTGTCGAGTCAACGTATGCCTTGATACTTTGCTGTGTTGCCAACTGTGTTGCACTGTTCGTGCCCATTGCATCTTCGTCCAAGATACCAGTCACTGTTGCACCTGTCGCCAGTGTTAAACTTGTTCCCAGTGTTGCCGCACCAGTCACTTCCAGTGCTTCCGCCACTGTGATCAGTGTGGAGTCTGCCGAGCTCAGTGTTGTGCCGTTGATCGTTAATGCTTCCACGATCACGTTACCCGTGCCGTTTCCTGCCAGGGTCACGTCGCCGTTTGTGACCAATGAAGTTATGCTGTCGCTGTTAATTTGTAACTGATCTATCTCGACCACACCTGTGCCGTTTGGCTGAATCCGCATGTCACCGTTAGTGACCTCTGTCGTTATCAACCCGCCGTTGTCATCTGTCTGTGATAGTCCGATATAAAGCTCATCGAAGTTGCTGTTGGCCTTCGTCATCGCGGTACGTAACGTATCGCCTGTGGCCGGATTTCCCAGTGTTCCTGTGTCTATGTTAAGTTTCGTCATAATGTGTTGTACATATTTATTAAATACAGATATGTTCATAGAAACGCTCAGGACCATGAGATTGTACGAACGCCAGAGTAAATTGGGGGTTTACCACACCTTCCATAGGAAAAACACCATATACGTATTCAAGTGTGACTCTTGCGGTATAACTTTCCTAAGGCCCAAGGCACAGGTGGATCCAGACAGGGCTTCGAACGATTACAAACACGTTTGTTCCCATTGTGATACCAAGAAGTACGCACAGAAAGTTGGTGTAAAGATGAGGAAGATATACCAGCTGGACGCCAGTTCAACAACTAAGACCTTATAGTTTCATCCACTTTATATCATCACGTTGGCCGTCCACCCATCTGCGTAGGTCAGCATAGATACCGGTCCTGATGTTGGGTTGGTCGAAGTACCATCTCAGGAATGCGTTGCCCTCGATGTACTCCTTACGATTGATGAAATGGAAATTGGTGTCTGGATGCTTACGGATGATCTGTCTCAGCTGATACATCCATTCGTACTTGAGGTATGCCTTCATGCTGACACGTGATGGATAGTTTATGGTGTTCTTGTACATGTTGTTCTGTGCCCTGCTCGGGGTGTCCCTCTCCCATTGTCTGGAACCCAGTATGTCAAAGGCCAGCATGACAACATTCTGTATGCCTGACTCTGCGGCCATCAGCACAGCACTCATTCCTGATCCCCTGTTCAATGAGAAGTCTATGGTTCGTATGCCGTTGCCTTTCTTGATGTCACCACCCCTCCACATCCTGTAAAGTTTGAGATTATCGGGCGTGTCGTTTTCCCGGTCGCTATCACATATGTAGTTCCATGCACTGATGTCTTCGGGTCCGTGTATCTTTAAATTGTGTTTGTTCTGATCATGCCATGCCTTGAGTTCATCGTACATGGGTTGGTTCACTGCAACTATGTGATCACACAGTTCTGGATTGTCTCGATATATGGCGTTGCACCCATATATGATACCTTTGCTTTTTAGATCCTGTATTGGAAAAATTGGTCTGCTCTCACCGTTGCCTATTACGAATGCGGTGTCCATTAAACCCCGAATGATTCTCCACAGCCACATGAACTTGAGCTGTTGGGGTTGCTGATCTCGAACTGTGACCCAAAGGTTTCTTCTACCCAATCTATCTTGGTGCCCGCCACGTACAGCATAGAAGTCTCATCGACAACGAATCTACCTGTGCTCCAGTCCTCGATGTGGTCGTCCTTGCTAACTGACTCCTGCGTGTCTGAGAATCCCCAGTCGTACTTGAAGCCTGCACACCCACCGCCCAGCACTGATAGACTGACTGCGTACTTGTCTGGATTCTTTTCCAACAATCTCTCGATCTGTGCCTTCGCTGTGTCTGTTATTTCGAATAAGCTCATACTATTAATTATCTATTTCTGTTACCCATGTTTGCTAATCCTATTGCCAGGCAGAATGCTGTTGCTTCTCTGTTGTCTTCAAAGCTCATGTAACTGTCCTGTTCCTCCCAATTATGATGCATTGGATCATACAGGTCCGTCTGCTCAAACCACCAACCCCACTTGCTCTTACAATGGTTCTGGCACCACTCAATGCATTCACCCATTATGCCGTTGCTGTGCATGTCAACATCATATTTGAATCTACATTCGTATCCGCAGTCCACGGGTATGTTGTCAAGGCCCGGCTTTATTTTTTTAATTGCAACTTTTCCGTATTTCTTATTCATAATATCCCATTTTTTGCAATAAGGGTTTGTTTGCAAAAAGAGGGCCAAGGTTATATCTGTTTTGTTGATCGTTGAATTCACTAAAAAATCTTTTACTATTCATCCTACCAATGTCGGTGTATGGCTTACCTTCGGCGAAATGTACAACCTTAGTAGGGGCCAACCCAAGAATTTTGCACCAGTGTTGTTGTTCTGTATGATATTTTTCAACCATGTAATCAACGTTAAATTGTTGCATACATTCCAACCCAATACCTGTGGCAAGCCGGTTGGCAACATTTTCATCATTTGCTATCTGCATAGGATCATACACTTTTTCTTTTGTCATTCTAAGGGCAACTCTGGCATTGGCTATAGGAAATGTTTTGCTCATGCTAAAACTTAAAGACTGTATACAGGTAGGTGTTAGATCAATTTGTACATTATCAAAAGTTGTATTAGGAAGATATATGAAATCTAGCATAACAGGTACACCAAGTTTCTCACACTGTTCTATTAGTTCTTTTTGTTGTGGGTGTTCGTCACCTAGTCTTGCAAATGGACAGCTCAATATTACGACATCGTTAGGTTTAATATCGTCCTCGTCGAGGTAGGCCCATTCGAGCCCTAATTTTTTCCAACATTCCATATGCCACCAGTACTCGCCTTTGAAAACTCTAAATCTACGATCTCTGTGTTTGATATAAAAATTTATAAAAGTTTCTTGAGAACCTTGTGCAAAACAACTGTGTTTGAATTCATCTATTCCTTTAAATTGAAACCTAGGGCATTTTTTAAACCATGTTGGAAAATATTCCTCAAATCTTTTTACAATCCATGGGTCTAACAAATATTTGTTAAGTTGAACACTTTTTGTAAACTCTATTAACTCTTTGTCCTTGATGCAGTTACCACTGGAATAGACGCTCCAGGTTTTGGGTCGTATTTCGTTGAAATTATCACTAACAGGAATATTCCATAGGTATTCCCCTGGAACATCCAACTTGTTTTGTGCTGATGCTGTCATCAGTGCCCAAGCGATCTCTGTTATCTTGTCTGTATTTTGTTTAATTTCTGACATACCTTCTCGTAAAAATTGTAATCTGTTTCCCACGTGGGATCATCGTTGTTCTTGTTTTGGTTGGTCCTCAGGAACCATTTCAGTATAGGGGAATCGAATGTTAGTTCCCAATAACCCTTTGGTCCAAAAAACAAACAGGAATCAATCACGGAGTCTTTGGCAACATACCTGCTCTCCCATATCAAATGTTGCAAATCTATCCCGTCTATAATTAATTTTTCTAATTCAAAATTTAGATCTTGTTTGATTCGGTTGTTATCATCTAAAATAGTGTCCTTGCCTTCTTTGTTTTCAAAAAATATCCTTAGGACATTGTTCTCCTGCGTGTCTGTATTTAAAACTATTCTTTTCTCTACTTTGCCAGAAAAGATATCATTACCATTAAGTTCTATTCTGCAAATTGGATACTTGTTATTCACAGGATTAATATTTTTAAACTCAAATTCTAAACTCATATTACATTTTATGCTTTCTACTTCCAATTGTCAATTACAAATTGATCTGCACATTCCATTGGGTTAGGTTGTCCATGGAACACTGCCACCCGATTCTCACTTATTATTGTTGGGGGCTTACTAAAAAACCATTTACCAGACTTGTCTCTTAATTTTGTGTCCTTGAATCCCACCATCTCCCATTTGTATGAACGGATCCAGTCATCTGGCCAATGTGTGATCTGTTCCTTGCCGGCTTTCATTATCCAGTCCTGGTCACCCCAGTTCTGTCTCATAATCTTCTCATGGTTACTCACGAAGTCAGTGTACAGGTGATTCATTGTTCCTGCCTCCCAACGCATACAGCTGGAGTTCGACTGTGCCCAGTCTTTGATCCTGCACCTGTTGAAGTCTCTGATTATCATGAACTTGCCTGGGTTGAGTGTGAACAGTGGATCTATGCTGTTGTGTATGATAACATCTAGATCAAAAAACAACACGTTGCCCTTCAAGGGAAAGTCGGGACCAAACATCCATAGTTTGCTCCACCATGTCTTGATCCATGGTTCCTTGGGTAGCATTATTGTATTGATGTGCGGATCCAGATCTGTTGGATCATCGGTGATGCAGTGGAATTCAAAAGGCACAGTTGTATGTCTCTGGACCATTTTATAAAGTACATTCGCATACTGCGAAGGATACTTGTTGCCCCACTTAACGCATACTACGTGATCCATAACCCTGCCTCAAACTTTCTATTTGTATCTGTTGCCAATCGTCGCTGTCCAGCGTGTACGGGTACGCACACTCGATGGTCCTGTTTGACATTGTTTTGATGTTAGTTATATTTAAATCCTTGCTCATGGCCTCGTATATTTCCTTGAACGTTGCACTGGTGCCAAAAGTCCTCTGTAGGTCCACTTGACCAATCTTGATGTGACCCAGTGACAGCTTGGGATCTTCCCAGTCATAGTTGTTGTCCTTCAACCATGCACGGTACTCATCCATCTCCTGTTTTTTGAAATCGTGTGTCTGTTCTGTTATTGTCTGACCCCATTCTATGTCAAACTCTCCCGAGTAGTATTTCTGGTGATTGATCTCTGAACACAGTGCATCCGTCATCTTGGGTGCGTGTTCGTCCCTGAACACCTCATACAGCGTTTTGCCCACCTGTGACCAGTGCAGGTAAACTCCACCTAATTCCCTATCGTATCTGTTCTGCTTGAACAGTTCAAAGTCTTCTTCATGAAGATCATACCTGGGTGCGTTTAGGAATGTTGTGATCTGCGAAGGCCTAATCCATTCTGGGTCTATCGCTTTGTGCCTGTTAGCATTCACCCAGCTCTCTATCTCATGGCATAGGTTGTTCAGCTGTCTTATCGCATATTTTGTTTTTAAATCTGCCTGCAGGTAAAAAGGCGACAATTTCCATGCTGTGCCTTGAAGTTCCTCAAAGTATCTGTGCAGTAAATTACAAGTTTCGTGTTTCAATCTCAATCCAGGTGTTTCCATCTCATCACCAAACATAACGGTACCTGTGGGCAGATTACCGCTGTATTGAAAGTCATCTGCGACGAACGGATGTATCTTCTCATAAGCGGGATTGAATGTGAATGAGTTTATCTGTTCCACTGACTTGTTCAGTTCTTTTACAAGATAAAATAGATCTCTCTTTGAATCTGCGAATCCCAGGAAACAGAAGTTCTTCTCCAGCACTCTCTTTTGTTTGAGATTGTCTCGTAGTGCCTCTAACCATCGATGGCCTAGTGGCGTGTCGTAGGTCTCTATGTAATAGGCCCTGTTATTGAGGCCTACCCTTACAAGTTCAAATAGAAATTTACTATGGTCTTTTGTAGATGGCACTGTTTGCTCCGTGTTCCATGCATTCCACACTCTCCACAAAGCATCTCCCGTCAGTCTTGACGGTTATTAGATTGTCTGCGTATCTATAGGCGTGTTCGGCAAATTTCTCTGCACCTACTCCGTCAAACATTCTTATCTCTGCAAGATCTAACTGCTCCAGTTCCTTGAACTTCTCAAGATGTGGATCGTTCATGTCCAATGCAAGTTTGTGATCGAAATGATCTTCTAGCCATGCCTTCAACGGTTTGAGTCCGCCAAAGTCCACTGCCCAGTTCTTGTTGTCAAGTTCCTTGCAACCAAATGTGAATTTGAATGCCAGTGAATATCCGTGTAGCAGATGGCAGTGTGAGTGATCCGCATTGGGTTGTCTGAACACACAGGCCAGGCCTATGTTGTGTCCGTATGTTTTAGTTGATTGATAAGTCATCTTTTCTCCTGTTATTGATGACTTGCAGAGTGTTTATAGAGGGATGAAAGCCGTTAAGTCCTCTCATTAGTTTAATTTTTTCTTGATGTCCTCAAGATCAAATCCTAATTCTTCCGATTTTTGTCTTAGTGTGTCAGTAAGTTCGTTTGGTATATTTAACTCGCCGTCTATGATGCTTTTTAGAAAATGTATCAGCACGGAAAACTCTGTTCTGTTAGCAACAGTCTCAGGATCTATGCCTTTTTCTTCCATGACATGTAGCATGGCTTCTGTCACATCGATCAGTGTCTCTATGCTCTTGCTGTGTTTTCCAAAGTGCGACATTATACGATGATCTTTGGTTTGTCAGGAATAACCACTTTGTTGAATACTTTCTTGTATTCTTCTGATATCTTGTCGTTAACAACTGAGATGCACTGTATCTTGTCTTTTGCCAGTGAAATATCTTTTTCTTGATTAGCAGTAGAGAAGAATGTACCAAAAGCAAGTCCTTGTGGACCTTGCATCAGTGTCAATGCTTTCTTGA